TAATGCAGATAACTGGCTTTTATTAGATTCGCCTGATGTATACCTCTACGGAGCACTTCTACATTCAGCACCCTATCTAGCAGAAGACGAGAGGGTAGCAATTTGGGCACAGATGTATAGTGCTGCAGTTGCTAGATTAAATGAAGCCTCAGAGTCCGCAAGATATAGTGGCTCAGGGTTGAAACTTAAAATAAGAGGATTAGGATAATGTCATTTACTAATTTTTTAGAAACAGAAATACTAGACCATGTGTTTGCAGGAGCGGCTTATTCAGCACCCGGCACTCACTATCTAGCATTATTTACAGCAATATCTGATGGTGAAGCAGGTTCAGTAACAGAAGTATCTACATCAGGTACAGCCTATGCACGAGTAGCAGTTTCATTTTCTACTTCAGGCGATACAACCAGTAATTCAGGTGCAGTTGAATATGCAACAGCAACTGGTGGAGGTTTTGGTACTGTAACGCATGTAGGTGTCTATGATGCATCCACATCAGGTAATTTGATGTGTTATGCAACATTAACTGCTAGTAAAACAATTGCAGCAGGTGATGTATTTCGTGTTCCGGCAGGTGATTTAGATATTACATTGAACTAGGCTAATCTCACATGGCGAGATATAGTCAAGATTCGTATGGGCAAGATAGGTATGGTTCTACCTATCAACCATTCTCGGCAGCAGTTGCAGCAACTGTTACAGCGAGTTGTGTACGAATCCAAAACTCAGGAGCATTATCAGCTAGTGCGACTGTTGTAGCGTCTGTCGCTTCATTGACAGCTACAGGTGCAAGTGCATTTACTTCGACTGTCACAACAACCTGTGCAGGTCAGCGAGTACGAGAAGCAGATGCAGCACTAACTCCGACCAGTACCATAACAGGTGCAGGTCAACGTGTACGATTGGCTAGTGCGACAGCAAGTGCAACAGCCACGATAACAGCAATAGCAGTATTTTCTGTAGTTGGTGATGGAACAATGACTTCAACTGCAACCTTAGTTGCTGCGTGCAATAGAGTGAGACTTGCAGGTGCATTATCAAGTGTAACATCAGGAACTGCTACGATAGGTCAAGCGACCTTATCAGGTGTCGCACCAATGACATCAACAGCAACCATAGCCGCAATCTGTAACAGAGTAAGGTTTGGTTCAGGTACACCAACCGCCAATGCAAGTATAGCTGTATTAGGATTTGGAACATTTGGTGGTATCGCATCGTGTACTCCATCTGCATCATTAGTTGCAGCCTCAACAAGAGTAAGGGAGTCAGGTTCACTTACAGCAGGAGACACAGTTATCGTCTCCGTTGGTCAGAGAGTACGAGAAGCATCCATTACGTGTAGTGTTAGTACAACAGTATCTGCTGCTTCAACAAAAGTTAGAGAATCAGGTGCATTATCAGCAGGTGCTTCAGTAACTGCAACAGTTGGTGTAAGAGTAAGAGAAGCATCACTTGTATGTTCAGTAGCAGCAACAATAAGTGCCGCTTCTATGCGAATTAGAGAAAGTAGCACAACTATTACTCCGACTGCATCATTAGTTGCAGACTCAGAGAAAATTTACCAAGGTTCAGCTACTTCCCAACCTGAAGCGACCATTACAGCGAAAGGTGGTTATGTGAAATTAGGAGCAGGTACAATGACATCAACAGCAAGTCCAATAGCAGTAGGAAGACTCAAGTGGTCACCTATGGCAGAGGGTGAAGAAGCATGGACACCAATAGTCAACGATTCAGTAACATGGACACAAATAGCAGCATAATATTATGGCATTAATACCACTACAATTACCACCGGGTGTTCATAGAAACGGAACGGATTTCGAGTCATCGAATAGATGGAGAGATGCTAATTTGGTCAGATGGCACGATGGTTCAATGCGACCTGTAGGTGGTTGGGATACAAGAAAAGCATCTGCAACAGCATCAGTTCCAAGAGCATTACATGCTTGGGTGGATAATAGCAACGCTTCAGCATTGGTTGCAGGAACACATGACAAACTCATTTACATCAATGCATCAGGAACACTTTCAGATATAACACCAGTAGGACTCACAGCAGGTGATGTTGATGCAGGAATAAATACTGCCTATGGTGGTGGTTTCTGGGGATTAGGATTTTATGGAACTACTCGACCAAGTACAGGAGTCTATCAGGAAGCGACAACTTGGGCATTGGACAACTGGGGGCAATATCTTCTAGCGTGTTCATCCAAGGATGGCAAGATTTACGAGTGGCAACTCGATACAGGAGTTCTTCCAACAGCATTAACCAATGCACCAGTAAGCAATAATTCCATGTTGGTGACTGAAGAGAGATTCGTATTCGCCCTCGGAGCAGGCGGTAATCCTCGAAAGGTTCAATGGTGCGATAAGGAAGCAAACACAGTTTGGTCACCTTTAGCGACAAACGAAGCAGGTGATTTCGAGCTACAGACAACTGGACAGATTATGTGTGGTGTCAGAATGAGAGGAACAACATTGATTCTGACAGATACAGATGCCCATATAGCTACTTATAGTGGGCCGCCATTCGTGTATGGATTCGAGAGAGTAGGAACAGCATGTGGTGTAGCATCGAGAAAAGGTGCAATAGCTATTGACGAGGGTGCATTTTGGATAGGTGCAAACGGATTCTTCATGTTTGATGGTTCAGTTGCTAAAGAATTAAAGTGCGATGTTAGTGATTATATCTTCAGGAACATATCTAGCAGTCAAATCAGCAAGGCATACGCTATCCACAACTCACAACATAGTGAGATATGGTGGTTCTATACATCAGAAGGCTCTACAGAGAACGATAAATACGTTGCCTATGACTACAAGGAAGGACATTGGTCGGTTGGTGAATTAGACAGAACAGCAGGTGTGGATAGAGGTGTATTCGATTTCCCTATATGGGCAGATGCAGATGGCGATTTATTCAACCACGAATATGGATTAGACCATGGCTCTGCGACACCATTTGCTGAGTCAGGTTCGATAAGCCTTGGTAATGGTGAGCAAATTATGAAAGTAACTAATCTTATACCTGACGAACTGACACAGGGAGATGTCAAGGTTACCTTCAAGACGAGATTCCATCCGAATGATACTGAAAGGACTTATGGTTCATACTCTATGGCTAATCCTACACCTGTCAGATTCTCAGGTAGACAGATAAGAATGAGAGTGGAGAGCAACAAACTTGCAGATTGGAGAACAGGTGTGATGCGAATAGAAGCAAAGGTAGGGGGTAAAAGATGAGTGGACGAATACCGCCTGCACCATTAGGAGACAAGTGGAATATATGGGGAGAACGTATAAACAAATTTATTGTCAATACTCGTAACAAATTAGAATTTAAAGACTCTGATTCTAAAGCGTCTGAAAATGGAATATTGATGTGGGATGAAGCTGAAGGCACAGTAGTAGTATCAAAGAATGGTGCTTGGGTAAAAATAGAATTAGACCCATGAGTATGCAAGATGAATTATTAAAATGTAGGAAGTGGATACAGTCTGCACTAGACAAAGGTGGAGATACGCATGACTTTATAGACATTGTAGATGGTGTACAAAGTGGTCACATGCAACTGTGGAGTGGCGAAAGAGGGTGTGCAATAACAGAGATTTTAGTGTATCCTAATAAGAAAATTTTACATGTCTTTCTTGCAGGTGGAGATAATGGGCATGGAATTGAGCAAATAACGGACATGCACGATAGTGCGGTCACCTTCGCCAAAGAGAATGGTTGCGAAGGAATGACCATAAGTGGCAGAGCAGGTTGGAAGAAGATTCTAGCCACTAGGGGGTGGAAACAGCAATTAGTAACATTAGCAAAGGAGTGGTGATATGAGTGGCGGTGGAAAAGGTGGAAAGGAAGAAACACAAACAGAGATACCAAGTTGGATTCGAGACCCTGCAATAAGAAATCTAAACAGAGCAGAGGCAGTACAACAGTTGCCTTACATGCCCTACTATGGGCCGTCCGTTGCGGCTTTCACGCCAACACAGAATGCAGCTTTCGATGCAAACATAGGAGCTGCTGAAGCATTTGGCTTACTAGCACCAAACACATTAACAGCAACGAGTGGTATGCCTACTCCAACAGATTTCGATGGTTTCTCAGGATACAGTTCACAACCTATATATGAATCGGCTTTGGCAGAACTGAAAGCAAACCAACCTGATGCAGTAGCACAATACGATGCACTTTTTGGTAATGCTGCACCTGCACTTGTTTATCCTAGTAGTGGTGGAGGAGGTCGATTCAGAGGTAGTGCAAGTCCGAGTAGTCCTCCACTAATTGTGCCTGATAGGAACTCGAACTATGATGGTAATGTACAGAAACCAGAATCAATAGAAAGAGGTAATCAGGCAGTTCTACAGGCAGGCGGCCCTATGGATGATTTTAGTGATATTCCGGGGCATACAGTAGCAGATTTTCAGTCATGGTCAGGTGGAGAAGGAATGTATGATATGGGTGGTGGTGGCGGAGTAACTCCAAGACTACCATGGGCAGGTGGAGAAGGAGAAGGTATGGGTGATTGGGGAAAGTGAGTGGGAGTGTAGCCGCCTCCCGACCACATGCAGGACAAAAACATGGAGCGACTCCACACACAACATATTATGCGGCTGAACCGAATATTGGGGTGAAAAGTGAAGAAGATGCACCACCACCATTTATACATACGAGATTTTAACAGGAGATAATTATGGCAGGACAAGCACACGGAGGTCAACCCACAAACCCAAGGCAAGGCCCTCACGTTCCAAGGACAAAACCATCAATGGGTCGACCTGATGGGTCTTACCAACCTGCTAATATTAATACAATGGCGGCTCAAGGAATACAAGGAGCAGGAATGGGTACTGCTCAGGCTATGGGTTACACCCCATTGTCTGTAAGTGGAACAAACGTAACGCCAACTAATGTAGGTATATCAGGACTAAGTCCAAATGTAACAGCAGGTCAGCTTTCAAGTACCAATCTAGACCCTTACATGAATCCTTACACTACTAATGTTATTGATGCTCAACAGGCAGATATATTGAGAGGAGCGAACATAGGACTTGACCAGTTAGGTGCACAGGCTCAAATGGCAGGTGGATTTGGTGGTTCAAGACATGGTATAGCCATGAGTGAGATAGGTAGAGGTGTCGCAGATATGATGGGACAACAAGCTGCAAGTCTTAGACATGGTGGTTACCAAAATGCTCAACAAGCTGCGATGCAAGACATTATGAATGACTACAATGCCCAAATAGCCAACCAACAGGCAGGACAGTTTGACATAGGAACTAACTTACAAGCTCAACTAGCAAACCAACAAACTGGATTACAAGGTCAGTTAGCAAATCAGCAAACAGGACTTCAAGCACAACTTGCTAATCAACAGGCAGATATTACAGGAGCACAACATCAACTAGGAGCAGCAGGTCAGTTAGGTCAACTATCTAACCTTGGATTTGGAATGGGTCAGACTGTCAATCAGAATTTACAAACTCAGGGAGCAATGCAACAAGCTCTACAACAAGCAGTATTTGATAATGCTGCTCAGCAATACGGACAGTACACAGGACATCCTGCACAGGGACTTGCATATCTGAATGCGGCACTAGGAGTTACACCAACCACACCACAGACAGAAACATTAACCTCAACACCGGGTCTGTTTGATTATCTGACATTAGGTGCTTCAATCAATGCAGGTAGACCATTAGGTTAAGGAGAATAAGATGAGTTTAGGATTAGGGAAATTAGCAGGATTGGGAATCTTATCTCAGTTCATGGGTGGAGGTAACAAGGAAGAAACTCAACAGAACCAACAACCAACACAAGTCGCTGATAGTGGTCAAAGTCAGAACCAAGGATTCTTCCCTGACCTGAACAACATGAATCAGTCACAATGGGCGAATACTGCTATCGCATTAAATTCGATGCGGTTAAGACCTAACGCTAGTCTAGCGTCATCTATGCAATCCATAATAGATAATGATACTAAGAAAACCAATCGTAATTCTACAGTAGAGGCTCTTATCAAGATGGGTAAGCCTAACCTCGCTAATTTAGTAAGTACAGGTGCAATGGATGTAAGTACAGCAATGACACTAGCCTTTAAAGAAGTTAAAGGCGATGTTAATGGTACACAGGCATGGATGGAAACGTTTAGAGGCAAAGGTACTCCTGAACAAGATTTACTAATAGATTCTTACAGAGCCTTAATTTCAAGTGCTAAAGGTGACCCAACAGCGATTAGAGACTACGTAGATAAGTTTTCAAATGACTTTGGTGTTGGTGTTAAAGACCTTAAAGACACTCCTAGTGGAATACAGATACAACAACAAGATGGTACTGTAATGGGTGTAGAAATGAAGGAAGGTCAAAAGTTCATAATTGTTACAGATGAATTTGGAGAATCTACACTTAACGTCATAGAGGGTGCGTTTGGTGAATCAGAATCAATGAAATATAAGAGAGAATTAAAACAACAACTAGACACATCAGACCAAAAATTAGCAGTTAAATATTCAAATGAGGCATATCTAGAAGCAAGTAGTGCAATGGATTCAGTACAAAAATATCAACACGTTCAAAGTATTCTACTGGGTGATGATGGTAAGCCTAATCCTAATGCCATTACAGGATGGATAACAGATTTTCTTCCTAGTTTTAAGGCTGAACAAGCAATTATCAAAAGTACAGCCAACATAATGGGTATTGACGTTATCAATATGGCAACATTCGGTGCATTATCAGAACGTGAAATGCAAATGGCAATGCAGACCAACCTAGATACTAGATTACCTCCTGAAGAATTGTATAAGCAAATTGTAGGAATGGTTGAGTCAAGACAAAAACTTGCTCAAG